GGAAGCTGAAAAGCAGTGCGAGCAACTGGCAATGGAAGGGATGATGAAAAAATGAAGGCTGTTCTGATAAGCATCAAACCTAACTGGTGCAAGCTGATTTTGAGCGGAAAGAAAACCCTTGAGGTACGAAGAACCCGCCCAAAACTTGACACACCGTTCAAGGTATACATCTACTGCACCCGTTCATATGACTGGAGCATGAAATTGCCCAAAATCGGGATGGAGAAGATGAACGGCAAGGTGATTGGCGAGTTTGTCTGTGATTCCATTGAAGAGGTCGATATTCCATATCCGGCATATCAGGACAGACTGGATGAATGTTTTACAAAAGATTCATGTGTGCCATATTTCCAACTGCACCGTTACGCATCCAAAAACAGACTTCATGACAATCTGTTTTTCTGGCACATTTCAGAACTTAAATTTTACGATAAGCCTTTGAAGCTTAAAGATTTTTGGGCGATACAACCCTGTACGCATCGCGGAGACTGTTGCACCTGCCGCAGATGGGACGCAAAAAAGCTGATTTGCCGTGGAGAAGCGTTCGGGATCGAACGTCCGCCGCAAAGCTGGTACTATGTGGAGGACGGCAGATGAAGCTGACCCTCTACGGCGACCCGCGCACCAAGAAAAACTCTGCCCGCATCCTCAAAAGCCGCTCGGGCGGGTGCTTTGTGGCCCCTAGCAAGGCCTATGTGGATTATGAGACAGACTGCCTGCGGCAAATCAAAAGGCCGCGCAGCCCTATCTCTGCCCGCGTTAACGTGAGGTGCGTGTACTACATGAAGACAGCCCGCCGGGTCGATCTGGCAAACCTCATCGAGGCGACCACGGACATCCTGGTAAAAGCCGGGGTGCTGGAGGACGACAACAGCCACATTGTGGCTGCCCACGATGGCAGCCGGGTGAACTATGACAAAAACAACCCGCGGGCGGAAATATGGATCGAAGAAATGGAGGACTTTTATAATGACTGAATACATCCGGCGCGAGGCTGTGTTAAAGAGCCTGGAATATACCACGATAGGGGAGGTAGGAGCAGAGAACATTATCTCGCTTACCCTCCGTGCGGCACGAGAAAAGGTTGAAAAACTTCCTGTTTTGCAGGGAAAAGACCTCTTTCCTGCATGGCGCGACCCTGAAAAGGACCCTCCGAAGGTCGAAGAAGATGTGCTGATTCTGTTTGAAACCGCCTGCGGTGGATATGGGATTACGACGGCTCACTACGAAGATGGCACAGTCTTGTCCCAAAAGAGCGCTTTCTACTGGGAAGAAATTTTCGAGTGGGGAACCTACAATGAAGAAAGCGATGATTACTTTATTCCTAAAGGCTGGTGGGAATATCGTTATTTCAACCCGGAGGACGTTTACAATAACCGTGTATATTCTCCCGTGGTTGGGTGGATGCCTTTGCCGCCGAAGGAGGGAATGCAACATGGCCCGCACATGGACACCTGAAAGTGATGCGCCAAAGCCGGGCGAACCGGCCAGCGTAAAGGAGCTGCGGGCCTGGTTTGAGCGCCTGCCGAAAATGCGGGAGCTCATCCGCCAGCAGCAAGAACGCATCTCAAGCCTGAAAAATGCAGCCACCTCAACCACATCCGGGACTTCCGGCGCACCCGGTCGCTCCGGCACCAGCGACAAGGTAGGCCGGAACTGTGACGCCGCCATAGACGCCGAACAGCGCCTGAACGAGCTGAAATGCCAGTATGCCGAGATGCAGAAATCCGCCATCGATGTGGCTTATCTGCTCCACGCTGACGCGGCATCCATCAAGCGCAGCCGATGCCTGATCCTGTATTTTGTGGAAGGAAAAAGGCAGGCGGAGATTGCCCGGATCGTGGGCTATTCAAAGCCGTGCCAGGTCTCCCAGGCGGTTTCTGACGGCCTTGAGCAGCTGGCTGAGATCACCACGGAGCTGAATCTCGGGTGATTTGTACATTTTCCACAACAAAACTGTGGCGTGTTTTTACATGCCTTGGGATTTACTTCTAATCGACTTGGGGTTTATCATGGTACCATCGGCAAAGCCGAAAAGGCAAACCGATGCACGCAGCCTCCGAAACGGTTCCTTCCTTGTGACAGGTTTTCATGCTTTCCTGTTCTCCTTCACCGTTTTGCGGGCTGCTTCTATGCGAGGTTTGGGAAGCCACATAACAGGGCTGGCAGTTTTGTGGAACGGTTCGACTCCGTAACCTCGCGCCGTATGGCGCATGGACTCATCCCCCACAAAGCTGCACGCTTAACCTCCCGTGCCACGAGAGAAAGCTTTGAATCCCTGAGGGTGTGGGTAGACTTCCCGACGGGATGTGCGTCAAACAACAGCCCTGGCGGAGAACCAGGGCTGTTTTATATGGCCGCCTGAGCGCAGTACGGAGCGCGTGTCAGCTGAGATATTGTTGGCTGGTTCGAGTCCAAGGGCGGTGTTTTATACTCCGGTAGCTCAAGTGGTAGAGCGGCGGTCTCCAAAACCGCATGTTGCAGGTTCGAGTCCTGCCGGGAGTGCTTGCATGATCTGACGAGAGCGGGGAGTGCAATAGCGGGGCATCCGGCCGCGAAAGTTCCGGGCGCAGAGGCTTTGCACCCGACAAGCAAGGCTTCTTATTTTGATATTTTGACCGTTCGGATTTTCCGGGCGGTTTTTCTTTTGCATGAGTTTAGAGAGGTGGTGGCGGTGGGCGCACGGCGGCTGACAGATAAGCAAAAAAAGAAGATCGTTGCGGACTATGTGCAGCTCCAGAGCTACCGTGCAGCCGCAAAGCTGAATGATGTTTCAGACGCGACCGTTAAGAAAGTCGTAAAGGAAGACCCGGAGAGTGCGCGCTTGTGTGCACAAAAAAAGCGGGAAAACTCGAAGGACATGCTTTCTTACATGGAGAGCAAGCAAGGAGAAGCACAAGAGCTTCTCGGGCTGTACTTGAAAGCGATGGCTGACCCGGACAAGATCGCAGAAGCAACACTGCCGCAGCTGTCAACGGCATTCGGCACCATCGTGGATAAGTTTGCCATGCTGGGAGATCAAAGCTGCATAGAAGTCCCGGATGATGGGCTTGTAGAGGCCCTGAACGCCGCTGCAGACCTCAGTCCGCCTGACGATGTGGATCTGCTGCCAAAGGAAGAGGACGACAATGCGGAAAAGTAACGGCTTTCGCTGGAAAGTCCTCAGCCAGAGGCAAAAGCAGGTCCTGAGCTGGTGGACACCGCAGAGCGCATACAGCGGCTACAACGGCATTATTGCCGATGGCGCTATCCGTTCGGGTAAGACCTTCGCCATGAGTTTTTCCTTTGTCCAGTGGGCGATGACCTGCTACAGCGGCCAACAGTTTGCCATGTGCGGCAAGACCATTGCCAGCTTCCGGCGCAACGTGCTTGGCACGCTTAAGCAGCAGCTTGCAGCCCGTGGCTACAACGTCAAGGAGCACCGGGCAGAAAACTGCATGACCGTCAGCAAGGGCGGCAAAGTCAACGAATTTTACTTTTTCGGCGGCAAAGACGAGAGCAGCCAAGACCTGATCCAGGGCATCACGCTGGCCGGGGCATTCTTTGACGAGGTGGCTCTGATGCCGCAGAGCTTCGTCAATCAGGCCACAGCCCGCTGCTCTGTCACCGGGTCGAAGTTTTGGTTCAACTGCAACCCGGGCAGCCCACAGCACTGGTTTTATCTGGAGTGGGTGCGCAAGTGCCGTTCCCGCAAGATGATGTATCTCCATTTCACGATGGACGATAACCTGTCACTTGCCGAAGACATCAAGGCCAGATACCGCAGCCAGTACAGCGGCGTTTTCTATCAGCGTTACATTCTGGGCCTGTGGACGGTGGCCGAGGGTCTTGTTTATGACATGTTCGACCGCAAGAAGCATGTTGTTGACGTGCTGCCGGAGCTGTCTCCGAAAAGCGCCTATGTGGCGTGCGACTTTGGAACCCAGAATGCAACGGTTTTTCTCCTGATCCAGAAGCAGACCGAGGCAGACTGCTGGATCGTCACCCGGGAGTACTACTACAGCGGGCGCGAGCAGAAGCGGCAAAAGACCGTGGGCGAGTACGTCACAGACCTCAAGGCGTGGCTGAACGGACTCAAGCCGGAGAGGATCATCGTTGACCCCTCTGCCCTGCCCCTGATCACAGAGCTGCGCAAGAACGGCTTTACCCAGACTCCCGCAAACAACGACGTTCTGAGCGGCATTTTGGACGTGCAGACCATGCTGAAGACCGGGCGGATGAAGATCTACAAAGACTGCAAGCACACGCTGGAAGAGTTCGGCGTGTACGCTTGGGATCCAGATAAAGACGACACCGTGCTAAAGGTCAACGACCACTGCATGGACGCTATCCGCTATTTCGTGCGCACAAAGCGCCTTGTAAAACTGAGGGATTGATTTTGAGCACTACATACACATTCCAGACCTTCCAGCAGGCGCAAGCCGCCGGGGAACAGCCTGATTTCATCCGGCGCTTCGTGCAGCAGCACTGCAGTTCCGGACCTTACAGAATGGCGCTGGACGCTGATCTGTACGACGCCCAGAAAAACCCGGGGGCTGAACGCTTCGCGCAGGCTTACGCTTTGATGCTGAAACGCCTGTCCAAAAACACAAAGCAGGATGTCCTGCACCCCGATATGGTCAAGAGCAATCTTTTCCGGCGGCTCAACAAGCAGAGAGCCACATACTCCCTTGGCAACGGCGTGGTCTTTGCGGACGATGGCGTGGACAAGGACAGGCTGGGACAGAACTTCGACGAGCAGATCCAGAAAGCCGGATATTTCGCCCTGATCCACGGTGAGAGCTTTGGATTCTGGAACAACGACCATCTGGTGATTTTCAAGCTGACCGAGTTCGCGCCCCTGTACGATGAAAAGACAGGCCTTTTGCAGGCGGGTGTGCGTTTCTGGCGGCTGAATCCTGACACGGATATGCACTATATCCTGTACGAGCTGGACGGCTTTACCGAGTATACGGAAAGCAAAATCGGCAATGTGATGCAGGAGACAACGCCGAAGCAGGCATACAAGAGCGTGACCGTCACCACACCCGGCGGCGGGCTGGAAAGCGTGGAGGGCGAAAACTACAGCGCTCTTCCCATTGTGCCGCTGTGGGGCTCCGACCTGCACCAGAGCACCCTTGTGGGGCTGAAAGCCTACATTGACAACACCGATCTGGTGATGTCCGGCTTCTGCAATGACCTGCATGACTTTTCGGAGATCTACTGGCTGTGCGAGAACTTCAACGGCATGACCGATGACGAGCTGCAGGAGTTCCTTGTCAAGCTGAATCTGTACCACATTGCAGGCGCAGACACCAGCCAGGGCGGCAAGATCACCCCCTACACCACCGAGATTCCTGTAGCGGCCCGGGAGACTCTGCTGGAGCTGCTCCACGCCCGGGTGTATGAGGACTTCGGCGGTCTGGATGTGCACTGTGTCAGCGCGGACAGCACCAACGACCATCTGGATGCAGCCTATGAGCCGCTAAACCAGAACGCGGACGACTTCGAGGCACAGATCAAGCCGTTTATCCGGCAGATCTGCGCACTGGCTGGCTTTGACAACGCTATGCCGGCATTCAACCGCAGCAAGATCACCAACACAGCTGAGCAGGTCGCAACGGTGATTTCTGAGGCACCCATCATCGGGCAGGACATGGCCATTGACCTGTTGCCCAACCTGACCCCGGAACAAAAGGAGCAGGCCAAGGCTGCGCTGATGGCTGAGAGCGCAACAAGGGAGGCCGTGGACGAAGAGGAGGACGAAGACGGTGATGAAACGTGATTTCCGACCGTGACCGAATTTCCACCCGCCAGCTGAACCGCCTGCGCCGCCGTATCCTCCGGGTGTACGGCACTGCCCGCCGGGAGATGCAGGAGCAGCTCACCGATTTTCTGAAAAAGTACCGAGCTTTGGACGAGCGCAAGCGGGCGCAGCTGGATGCGGGAGAGATCACCGAAGAGAATTACCGCATCTGGCTGCAAAATCAGGTCTTTCAATCTGATTTGATGCGGGCAAAGCTGGACGGCATCACGCAGACCTGCACCACAGCCCAAGAGACGGCCTACAAGCTGGCCCGGGACGAGCAATACAATATCTTTTCCTTTGGCGCAAACTGGGCTTTCTACGAGCTGGAACAGGCCGCAGGCGTGACGTTCGGGCTGACCCTGTACAACACCGAAGCGGTCAAGCTGCTGCTGAAGGAAAACCCCAAGCTGGTGCCCAACAAGCGCATCAAGAGCGAGAGCAACCGCACCTATGACGCCCGAGTGTTCAACCGCTACGTCATGCAGGGCATCGTGCAGGGCAAGAGCGTCCACGACATCGCCGTGCAAGCCGTAAACGGTATGGCTGATACAGAGATCCACTGGGCCATGAACAACGCCATCACAGCCCTTACCAGCGCCCAGAACGCCGGGGCATTGCAGCAGATGCACAACGCCCAGGCTTTGGGCATCGAGGTCAAAAAGCGCTGGAACTCCACCCACGACTACCGCACCCGTGAAATGCACCGCCTGCTTGACCAGCAGACCGCCGACCTTGACGAGCCGTTTAAGGTCATGGGCTACGAGATACAGCACCCCGGTGACCCCAACGCGGCCCCGGAGATGGTTTACCACTGCCGCTGTGTGCTGTCCTCTGCACTGGGCAAGTATCCCCGGCAGAACGCCATGCAGCGGGAAAACATTGTCACATATGAGGATACAGGCATGGTAAATGCCAAAGGAAAGCCAATCAAAGTGGCCGTAAAGAAAACCGTAGCCGATATGACCTATACCGAGTGGTACAAGTCCAAAGGCGGCACGGAAGCTGAACAGATGTGGTGGGCAAAAGAACGCAAACGAAGAAAGGAGAGTGCCAAGAATGAGTAAACGCGGCTCAGGTAGTTCCAAAATGGCAAGTATTCAAAATGCTAACGAGCACAAGTTTGAATCATTTGTAAATGGCCGCTGGATAACAGACGACAGAAAAGTTGAAGCAGAACGGCAAAGAAAGCTTGCGACTATTGTTGACAATTCGAGATATAAGAAATCACACAACGAAACCATTGACTTTGTGAAAAAGCAAGTTGGCGTTGACCTTAACAAATACAGAACTGGTGATGGTTCTGAACCTTACATGACAACATTTTGGGAAAAAGGCCCAAAAGTTGCATTTGATTTCAAAGGAATGTCTCGCGGCGACTGGGACAAGTTAATGCAGCTAACAACAAAGTCGTATGGAGTTACTTTTGAACAGGGCAATGCGTGGATTGGCTACATCTCTAGAAAGAAGAAAAAGTAAGGTTTGGAGGGATGAACTGTGATTCTGCCGATGGAAAACACCGAGAAAATGATTTTTCCGGGCGTTGGCAAGTATGGCATCCCTGCTATCAAGCCTGAAACGGACATCCGCATTGACAAGCTGGAATGGATCCCGGTCAATTATGCGCTGACGGCCAAAGACAAGGCCACAAAAGGCGTGCATTTTTACAAGGACGACTATCAGTTTGAACGGTTCTGGAACAACCCGGATAAGTACATCCCGCTGCTGCAGCAGTTTGGGGCTGTGTGCTCCCCGGACTTTTCTCTTTACATCGATATGCCGCTTGCGGTGCAGATTTTTATGCACTACAAAAAACACTGGTTGGCTGCTTACTGGCAGATGCACGGTATCCATGTGATTCCTACGCTCTGCTGGTGCGGTGAGCAAAGTTATGACTGGTGCTTTGATGGTGAGCCTAGAAACGCCATCGTGAGCATTTCGAGCCACGGCACACAATCTGACCCATACGAAGCGGAGTGCTTTGCCAAACACTGCCGCAAGGCGCTGGAAGTTCTGCAACCAAGCGGTATTTTGTGGTACGGCAAATGCCCGGCGGAGTTCGACTGGAACGTGACCAAAATCAAGCCATTTCAATACGAGAGGAGGCATTACCGTGAGTAAAAGAGGTTCGGGCAGCTCTGCGAGAGCGGGCAACGGAGGAATAGCTGCTTTTAACGCGGCATCGCTTCCGATTAAGGGCAGCGAAAAACAGGTTGCGTGGGCGCAAGATATACTCCAGAGCGCTTTTGACACGATCGATGCAAACATCAAGCGCACAGAAGAACTGAGCAAACAGGATATTGCAAACTTCAAACGGAATCACCCTGACAAAAAAATGACGGCTGAGCTCAAAAGCAGAATTACTGCGGACAATGACGCTTGGATTGCGGCTGCAAAAGAATACCGGAGCGCCAGCGCTCAAAACTTTTCCAAAATGAACGAAATCCCGGCAAAACAGGTCATTGACAGCAGATATAACTTCTCCGGCGAGGTGATTTTAAGAAGCATCAATTACAACGCAGAACAAAAAAAGCGTAAGAAATAACCATGAAATTTAACTACGACATAAAATTCAACGACAACACCCCGCAGCTGCATGAGGCACTGGACTTGTGGGCGGAGCGGGTGCTTACCATCTGGGGCATGACGGTGCAGGACTACGCCCAGCTGCTTGTACCCACCGGCACGGCAGACAGCACTGGCATTGAGGGCTACGTGGGCGGCGCGCTCAAGCAGAGCCTGACCTACGCCGTAGACCTTGCAAAAAAGACCGTGACCATCGGGTCGAATCTCTTTTACAGCGTCTATGTTGAGCTTGGCACGGGCATCTTTGCCGAGAAGGACAACGGACGCAAAACGCCGTGGGTCTGGAAGGACTTTAACGGCAAGTGGCACTTTACCCGGGGCATGAAAGCTCGCCCGTTCCTCCGCCCGGCGGTGGAGGATCACATTGATGAGCTGCGGCAGATCGCCGCGGAAGAAGGAAACAAGGAGATATAACATGAAGAAAATTTTCGCATCTATCATGCTGCTTGCGGCGCTTTTGCTGTGCGGCTGTTCGGAGGCTGACAAGGCAAATCACAACATCGCAAAGCAGGCGGATTACTTTGAGAGCGAGCGCAAACTAACCGTTTACAATGCCCGTACAGACAAGGTGATAATGGAAGCCGAGGGTTACATGTCCATCTCCAACAACTCAAACAATGAGCTGGTCTGCACCGTCAAAATAGGGCCTAACACCTACCGAAAAAATTATGTTTACCTGAACGATTACACCATGTATGTGGTAGAGGACATCACCGGCACCCATACCGACCCGTACCACTACAAGCTCTATTTTCACACGGACGTTTTGCCAAGCGTGGAAACAAAGCCGTAAAATTTAATACTCAGCGGTTGGCGCACAGCGTCAGCCGCTTTTTTATGCCGCTTTAGCTCAGGTTGGCAGAGCGCCGGATTTGTAATCCGGGGGCCGTGGGTTCAAGCCCCACAGGCGGCACCACACCGGCAGCACGTCCGGCAAATAAACCTTATTGCCAAGCATGGCAGCCCGAGCATGGGCAGAAAGGACTATCACATGGCACTTGAGAGAAAAGACCTCCGCGCGATTCTGGAGGATGAGACTGTGGACGTCAGCGGCAAGATGAAGAAGATCCTGGACATGCTGCACACCGAAACGGACGCTCTTCAGAACCAGCTGGATGACGCCAAGGCCGCGACCGCCAAGGCCGAGAAGGAGCGGGACGCAGCCAACGGCGGCAAGGAAGCCGCTGAAAAGGCGCTGACCGACTACAAGGCCCAGCAGACCCAGAAGGACACCCACGCAGCCAAGGAAGCCAAATTCCGGGAGCTGCTGAAGTCCGCCGGGGTGCTGGACAAGTACGCAGACCGCGTTGTGCGGCTGTCCGGCGAGGACATCGACAAGCTGGAGCTGGACGAAAAGGGCAACGTCAAGGACGCCAAGAAGCACGCCGACAGCCTGAAGGCTGACTGGGGCGACTTTGTGGCTACGACCACGACCACCGGCGCAAAGGTGGACAACCCGCCCACCAACGCCGGCTCCAAAATGACCAAAGACCAAATTTTTGCAATCAAGGACGCAGGCGAGCGCCAGGCGGCCATTGCAGCAAATGCCGACCTGTTTACAGGCGGCGGAAAGGAATAACATATGGCAGCAAAAGAAAATATCACCATGACCACCGATATCACCGTAGCCGCGCGTGAAATCGACTTTGTGACCCGTTTCCAGCGCAACTGGGACCATCTGCGCACCATTCTGGGCATCATGCGCCCCATCCGGATGCAACCTGGCACCGTGCTCAAGAGCAAGTATGCACAGGGCACCCTGCAGAGCGGCACCGTGGGCGAGGGCGAAGAGATCCCGTTCAGCAAGTACACCGTCAAGGAGAAGGAGTACGGCAAGATCATCATCGACAAGTACGGCAAGTCTGTTACCCTTGAGGCGATCCAGAATTACGGCTACGGTGTCGCCGTGCAGAAGACCGATGATGAGTTCCTGTACGACCTGACCGCTCTGGTAACGGATAAGTTCTACAAGTTCCTGAACACCGGCACACTGAAGGGCACTCCCAAGACCTTCCAGATGGCGCTGGCACATGCCAAGGGCGCGGTCGAGAACAAGTTCAAGACCATGCATCGCACCGTGACCGGCGTTGTTGGCTTTGTCAACGTGATGGACGTGTACGACTATCTGGGCAATGCCAATATCACCGTGCAGAACCAGTTCGGCTTCCAGTACATCAAGGACTTCATGGGCTACAACACCATCTTCCTGCTGTCCGACAGTGAGATCGCGAAGGGAAAGGTTATTGCCACCCCGGTAGACAACATCGTCATGTACTATGTGGATCCTGCGGATAGCGAGTTTGCCCGCGCAGGTCTGGTCTACCGCACCGCAGGCGAGGCAAGCAACCTCATCGGCTTCCACACTCAGGCAAACTACAGCACCGCAACCTCCGAGAGCTACGCCATTATGGGCGTGACCCTGTTTGCTGAGTATCTGGACGGTATCGCTGTCGAGACCATTACCCCGGGTGAATCGGTCTAACCTGCAAGGGGGTGACTTTGCATGACCGTCCCTGAGCTGTGCGTTTACACGCACAATTTCTTTGACCGGTCAGACGACCCCATTGCCGGGGAGTTTGTCTTTGAGCCGGATACCGTTCCCGCCGGGGTAGTGCCGGGGCAGTATTTCCTCGTGTGTGGCTCTATCTTCAACGACGGCGTACACAAAGCCGGGGACGGCGATTTGATGGCCGAGACCTTTAACGGTACGGTGCAGCCTATGCGTGTGCCGCCCGCTTTTGCCGCGCTGGCCGAAAAAATCGACGCTTACGACAAGGCGCTCCCGTCCGGCGGCGTGTATGTATCTCAGTCCTTCGGCGGCTGGTCCGGCACGATGGCTACAGGCACGGACGGCCTGCCTGCAGACGGCAAGACCCGCTATAAATCTGAGATCAACCAGTGGAGGAAGATGTGACATGGTCAACGCATTCACTGCATCCACCGTGATGCAGAGCTTTACCAAAAAATTCTGCTTCAAGACCCGCAGCTATGAGCCGGATGGCGTCGGCGGCTTTGTGTCCGGCTGGACGGACGGCCCGGAATTTGAGGCCGTAGAGCGCCACGACACCACCGTGGAGGCTCAGGTTGCAGAGCAGGCGGCTACAGCGTCCACCTATACGCTGCTGGTCAACACCGGTGTGCCTCTGGCTTTCCCGGACTACATCAAGCGGGTGAGCGACGGGCAGACCTTTCAGGTGACGAGTGCAGCCGATGAGGGCAACGCCCCGGCAGAATCCGGCATGGGCCTGCGGGCCGTGAAGTGCAAAAAGGCGGTGCTGCCGTAATGGGTCCCTCTGAGAGCATCAACCGGGCGCTGAACACTTTTTTCAACGGGTTTGGCATCCCGGGCTATCTAGAAGACAACATCCCACCCAGCGCAACACTGCCGTATCTGACCTATCAGCCGACAATTCCCGGCGGCTGGAATGAGTCCGGCACCTTCCACGCCCGGCTTTGGTACCCGAGTGCCAAAGGCCGGACACCTATTTTACAGACCGAAGACAAGATAAGCGCGGCCCTTGCAGATAGCTTGACCATCGAATGCGGGGGCGGCGCTATTCTTTTGCACAAAGGCGTCCCGTGGGCGCAGCCGCTCGACAACCCGCCCGAGGGCTATCTGTGCGAATACCTCAATTTTGAGCTTACACGGCTTATCCCGTGAGAAAGGATTCTTTATGCCCGAAACTCTGGCAAAAAAGTTCGCGGTCAATGTGCTGACCCCGGATGCGTTCAAGAGCATCCCGAAAGGCTCCGGCAATCTGCTTTCCACATTTGACCTTTCCGCCCCCAAAATCGACAGCACCAATGTCGTATGCGCCACGCAGGGCGGCGTGACCATCTCCTACAGCAACAGCATGGAGGATACGCTGGCTGACATCGACAACGCACCCACCAACACCAAGCAGGGCAATGAGGTCACCGGAACCACCGCCACCATCGCCTTTACCACTCCCAACGCAAGCCCCGACGTGCTCAAGCTGGCCATCGGCACGGCTGACATCGATGCGGACGACCCCACCCATGTGGTCCCCCGCATCGAGGCTGCCCTGAAGGACTACAGGGAGCTGTACTGGGTTGGCCCTATGATCGGCGGCGGCTTTCTGGTTTGCAAAATTTTCAATGCCCTTTCTTCCGGCGGCCTGAGCCTCAAGACGGCTCACCGCGGCGGCGGCTCCATGCAGATCACTCTCACCGGCTACGCCGACCTGGAAAATCCCACTCAGGCTCCCATGGAATTTTACTCGATCGTCAAGGCCCCGACCGGGGACTAAGGAGGACATATGCGCAATATCATCGATCTCGACGGCACCGAATACCTCAAGCGCACCTATGAGTGCGCGCAGGCTTATAAAAAGTACGTGGCAGACTCCGGCGTGATGGACATTCTGGGCCGCGAGCCGGAACTGACCGGCACGGAGACGGACGCAGAGCGGCTGGAAAAGTGCCGGGCGCAGGCCAACAAAAACGCTGTGGACATGACCAAGCTGCTCTACACGGACAAGGCAGACCTCACCCTCGGCATCCTGCCCCTGTTCGTGGTGCTGGACAAGGACGAGGAGCAGCCGCCTACCCGGGTGCTGGCCTCTGCCATGAGCCGGGCGCTCCGGGACGTGGACTTCATGGATTTTTTTCAGTCCTTGATGTGATCGGCGCGGACGGCTACCGGCGGCTGGTATCCACCATCCGGCTGGATATGCTCCGGCTGCTGGGCAAGCCGTACATCATGGAGCATATCCGCGCCGAGGTGCGCAGGCATCAGGAGGCGCAGCTTTTCCGGGACTATGTGGCCGACGCCATCGGGCAGTATCTCGGCATCCAGCCCCTTTACTCCGGGCTTGCATCCAAGCATTTCCCCCTGCTGCACACCAAAGAAGACACCCGCACGGCGGAGCAGATTACCGCCGAAAATGCAAAGGCTCTGGCGGAGCTGTGCGGAGGAGGTGAAACGCCCTGAACATCTTTAATCTGGAAGCGACTCTGTCGCTGGATGATTCTGCTTACCGGCAGAGCATCCAAAACGTGCAGAACAGCACCAAAAGAGTTGTCACGGAGCTGGGCTCCGAGTACAGCAAAGCAGCGCAGAAAGTCGCCGAGCTGACAAAGCGATACAACGAATCGGCTGAAAAGACCGGGCGCACCTCTGCGCAGACCAAGGAGCTGAAAGCCGCTCTGGCCTCTGCCCGAGCCGAACTGAAAGAGACCACCTCGGCTCTGAAATCAGCCAACATCGGCATGACGGAGTTTGGCGGGGCATCTGAGACCGCCAGCGGCTCTCTCACCGGAGCCATCACCAAAGCCAACCTGCTTACCGGCGTCATCTCCAAAGTAAGCTCCATGGCCCTGTCTGCGGCCAAGGATTTTATCCAGACCGGTATCCAGTATAACGCCCAGCTGGAAAGCTACACCACTGGCTTTACCAACATGCTGGGCAGCGCTGAGGCGGCCAAAGCGGCCATGGACGCCATTCAGGAGGACGCCGCCCGCACCCCCTTTGACGTGGCGAGCCTGACACAGGCCAATCAGCTGCTCATCAGCGCCGGCGAAAACGCGGGTTACTCCCGCAAGGTCATCATGGCTCTGGGCGACGCTGTTTCGGCCACAGGAGGCGGCAATGCAGAGCTGTCCCGCATGTCGGCAAACCTGCAGCAGATCGCCAACGTGGGCAAGGCATCCGCGATCGACATCAAGCAGTTTGCCTATGCGGGCATCAATATCTATCAGGTTTTGGCCGACTACACCGGAAAATCGGTGCAGGAAGTCCAGAATATGACCATCAGCTATGATTTGCTGTCGCAGGCCCTTATCGCGGCCAGCGAAGAGGGCGGACGATATTACAACGCCATGGACACCCAAAGCCAGACCATGAATGGCCGGGTATCCACGTTGAAAGATAACGTGAGCCAGCTGGCGGGTCTTATGACGCAAGACCTTTCTGGTGCCGTTGGGAAAGTCATTGAAAAACTCAACGATATGACCGTCGCGGCACAGGATGCCTACAAAAAAGATGGATGGACCGGCCTGATTGGAGAAGTTACGGGCTTGGCCAATGTTGCCGACCGGGCAAAATCCGCATTTGCTGGATTAAAGGCAGTTATTGATGCACTAAAAAGCGGAGACATCTCTCTCGCGAAAGGAGATTGGGATGCCGTATATTGGGAGGGTTTCAATAACAAATATCAAAACCAGAAAGCAGGCCAGAAAGACACCAATTACTGGAAACAGTACGGCGAACGGATGGCAAAGCAGTATGGGCTTGATAAAAATGAAAGCTCCATTACAACCAGACCGTCCGGCTCCTCCAGCGGCAAGCCCGGCTCAAAGTCCACTACCGAAACGGTCATTTCGTCCATCTCCAGAACGGCTACGACTACCGCTCAGAATGCCCTCGGCACCGTGACCACCAGCATCCAGACTCTGAGCGAAAAGGTCAAGGACAGCGCTGGCAGCATCAAAGACCGCATCACCGAGACCACCACCGAGACCGGCAAGGAGATGGTCAACGGCATCGAGACCACCTATAAACAGGTGGAGACCAAGGTCAACGGCGTGGTGACAAAAACCACAAAGACATACGACGATATGTCGAAAACGCTGGCGGCCACCCTGACCCGTACCACAAGCAAGGTAGAGGGCGGCGTGACCACAGCGATCCAGGAGGTCACCAAAAAATACGCCGACGGCAGCGAGCACATCGAAAAGACCGAGACCATTACCGAAGAAAACATTGTCGATGGCGTGGCTCAGACCACCAAAACCATCAACACCTATATCGACGGTGTGCTCCAGAACACCAAGACCGACACCGAAGAGGCCGAAAAAAGCATCCAGGCTGCGCTTTCCCGCACCGAAAAGTATATCTCCGAGATCCAAGGGCAGTCCGACAAAGGCATTTTCGGGCTGGTGAAGTCTCTCTTTACTGACATCAAGAACAAAGACGGCAAGGCCATCGCCGGGGATGTGGTAAAGGTCATTTTCGGACAGGTGACGCAAGAACAGCGAAACACCATTCTGAAATGGGCAGACGATGCGATGACCGCTATCAATGAGCACTACGCGCAGGGCGGCATTCAGGGGGCGCTGCAGAGCATTGCAGACCTCTTCAGCAACGGCATCACCCCGGCGGTCAACGGCTCCACCAAAGAGGTGCAGAGCTTTGCCGCCGCCATGAAGGGTCTTTCCGGCACCGGAGGCTCCGGCGGCATCGTCAGCAGCATCCTCAAGCTGTTCGGCGGCGGTACAAAGGCTGCGGCGGCTGCCGGTGAAGCCGGGGCCGGGCAGGCCATTGCGTCCGCAGCGGGCGGAGCGGCCTCCTTCTTCCCGGAGTGCCTTGCTGTGCTGGCCGTTATCGCAGAGGGCGTTGTAGGATTCAAAATGGGGCAGAACGCCCGCGCCCGCGAGGATTCTGGTGAAGAGCGCTCTTTGGGAAGCAAGCTTCTCTCCGGCGCACTTCTGGCGGCCACCGGCCCTATCGGCTGGATCAGCTACTTCTTCGGCAAAAAGTTTGGCAAAAAGTCCTCGTCTTCGTCTGCTGCGGCAGAAAGCGCCCCGTCTGGCGCCATGAGCTATCTGGACATTCAGGACGCCTACTGGTACGGCAACGAGCGGGCTTTTGCGGGCTACGACTACCGCAGCGACCCCTTTACCTACAACCCCAACAACAATTCCGTCCCCAAATATCAGGCGGAGATACAGGCTCAGCTTGCAAAACTGAGCACCGTAGTGGAGCAGTATCTGCCCGACGTGGCAAATCAGCAGATCGTGCTGGATGACGGCACCATTGTGGGTGCTCTCGCCCCGGGCATGAACGACCAGCTGGGCCATATCCAGATGCTTGCAGAAAGGGGTAACTGAGATGTACGAGATTTTTGCGTATCCCTACGGCGACCCCGAAAACAAGCTGACCGTCTATCAGCCGGGCAACCGGCAGGCTGTGGTGCTGTCACCCAAGCTCACCCGCGAGGTGAGCAAGGGCGGCAGCCTTACTTTTACCATGCTGCGCACCCACCCCTGCTACGAATCCATGCAGAAGATGTCCACCGCTGTGGCGGTGCATCAGGACGGCAAGGAGATATGGCGGGGCCGGGTGCTCAGTCACGAAGCCGACTGGCTCAACCGCCGGGTCATCTACTGCGAGGGAGCTCTCAGCTATTTCAATGACAGCTGCATTACCCCCTTCAACTACGAGGGCAAGCTGAAAGATTTTTTGGAATACCTCATCAAAGCCCACAACTCCCAGATCTCCGGCGGCAATGGCTACGAGGAGCAGACCAGCTACGACAAAATGAAAAAGTTTGAGCTGGGCAGGGTGACTGCCGCCCTCGGCGACCTTGTGGTGAGCTACGGTGACCGCAACCAGTACGGCGTGGGTGAGGACTACGGAAGCACATGGGACATCATCAGCAAAATGGTGCTCAAGACCTACGGCGGCTACGCTTACTGCACCTATAACTCCACCACCGGCATGAACGTGCTCAACTACTGTGACCAGGCATACGAGGCTGACCGGCAGACCGCCCAGAACATCGAATATGGCGTGAATCTGCTGGATTTCACCGAAAAGACCGACACCAACGACCTTTTCACCCGCATCTGGCCGATGGGCAACAAGCACACTGTCGAAGAGACCAAGACCCAGTGGAAGTACAAATTCCTCTGGTTTAAGTGGGGCTCGACTACTGTGACGACCGGCACCCACGAAGAGCGCTACGGCATCAACGGCACGAGCCAGAGCGCCGTTGATAAGTACCTCCCGAAAAAAGGTTACAGCTGGAATCGGGAGTACGGGTGGATCCAGAACGACGAGGCCGTAAAAAAGTTTGGCGTGGTCTCCAAGATCAGGGAGTTTGACACGGACAGCAGCGACGCCACCTTTGCCGCCGCAGTGCAGGACCTGGAAAAGAACGACCTCATGACCATGAGCTATGAGGTCAAGGCCGTTGACCTTGTGGACGCGGGCTATGATACCGAGCGGCTGACCTTTGCCAGCTTTGCCCATATCATCAGCAAGCCCCACAGCATCGACGTGATCATGCTCTGCACCAAGCTGGTGGAGCCGCTCGACCACCCGGAAAAGAAGGAGTACACCTTTGGCATGACCCGGCGCACCCTCACCGACCGGGCCGTGGCAAATCTGGGCGTGACCAACGAGCTCTCCGAAAAGACGGCATCCACCAGCCGGTATGCCAGCGCCACACAGGTGGACACCACGCAGGCGGGCAAGACGGCCAGCGACTTTATCGACTACGCCCCCGCCTCCGGTATGACCGTTGGACACGCCAGCATCACGGCCAACATCCATTTCGGGACGGACGGCCTGACCTTCTCCGGCGTAAAAAACGGCACCGAGCTGCAAAGCTGGTCGGGCTCCACCTTTGCGGCCCAGACCACGAGCACAGACCTCTCCGGCTATGCGGCGGTGCTGCTCACCTACGACGGAGACGCCGCAGCGTGGGCTGCTGCCGGGGGCAGTGGCCGAGCCTTTGCGGTGCTGCCGGTGAACGGCAAGACCTACTCCATCCTCTTCCCCGGCGCTCTGGCCCAGCGGCGGGACGTCACGGCGTCCAAAAGCGGTGTGACCTTTGGCAGCGGATACCGACAGACAGCCTCCGGGGCATGGCAGCGGGACGATACCGCCTGCCTGCCCATGGAGCTGCAGGGCTTTATGTAAAGGAGCGTGATTTTTATGGGCAAGCTCATGGGAGCAAAAATCGGCTCTCTGCACACTTTGGACGACCTCGGCCTTTACCTGTTGGTTGGCAGCCCGCTCATCTCCGGTGCAGAGCCGGACAAAAAGCTTGTGCAAGTGCCGGGCGGCGATTTCCTGCTCGACCTCACCCGGGCTGTTGACGGCAAAGTGCACTACCTCCAGCGCACCATCCGGCTTGACCTTAAATGTAAGGCTCCGTCGGATGAGCGCCGCAAGGTGCAGAGCATCCTCGAAAACGCCTTGCAGGGGCAGTGGCTGCGCTGCGTACTGGACGAGGACCCGGCCAACTTCTGGGTGGGTCTGTGGACGGTGTCGCCCCAGAGCAGAGACCGGCATACCGGCACATTTTCCATCACTGGCACCTGCAATCCCTACAAGTACAATGCCACCGCCTACGCGGGCGCAGATTGGCTGTGGGACGATTTTTATTTTGATGAGGACGTCATCTATGACGAGCCTACGGAGGTAAAGAGCCTGTGAACAAAACTTTCGAAGAAAACATCAACGACATCCGCAAGGCAAAGCGGGGCGTTGAGGTGCGGGAGGCTATGGCTGAGAGCCTTGAGTATGTGGAGGGCTTTGCCTCCACCGCCACCCAAAAGGCAGACGAGGCCGCAGCCAGCGCCGGAGCTGCCGCCGAGGCCAAGGATGCAGCCGCTGTCTCTGCTCAGGCTGCAGAACAGCAGGCGGGCATTGCCACGCAGCGGGCCGAGACTGCCACACGGCAGGCCGAGGCCGCCGAAAGCTCCAAAGCTGCCGCTGCGGAGTCTGCCAAGCGGGCAGAGCAGTTTGCCAAGGAGACCGAGGGCCGGGTCACCACCGACCCCACCCTGACAGTCAAGGGCGCACCCGCAGACGCCAAAGCCGTGGGCGACCGCATCAACGCTATCAAAATCGAGACCGACAAGACCCTCACCATCTCCGGCGCTGCTGCGGACGCTGCGGCTGTAGGCAGCATCGTACTGCCCCGGGTGGTGGTGCAGACGGAAGCGGGAAGCACCGTCACCGCAGTCAGCGGGGACAAAAAGGTAACTGGCACGGCCACCGACGGCAGCTTTTCTGCGGCCCTGCCCCACGACGGCGAGTGGGAGGTCACCGCCACGCTCGGCACCGGCGTGGCCACGGAGACAATGCAGGCGGAGTATTGCCGCACCAAGACCCTTACCCTGACCTACTACACCCTGACCGTCACGGTTAAGGCGGGCAGCACCGTCACCGCCCAGTGCGGGGACAAGACCGTCTCCGGCACGGTGCCGGAGAGCGGCAGCATCAAGCTGTATCTGCCCATCGCTGGCACGTGGACGGTAACGGCCACGTTGGGCGACGAGACCGCCGAGGGCAGCTTGGAGGTGAGCGAGTACAAGGACTATCCCCTTGAACTTGCATACACCCACATCTACGGCGCAAGCTGGGACGGCACCAGCACCACCAAGTGGAGCCGCACCGACGAGGCGGCAGACTTTACCGACCCGGTGCCTTACGTCGCGGGCGCAAGCAGCTATGGCAGTCCCTTTGACAACTTACAGCCCTGGGCGGGCATGGTAAAGAGCGAGCGCACCGGCGGCACGATGGTCAGCATCCCGAAATTTTGGTACAAGCTGACCCAAAACGGCAGGGGCATGAGCATTCAGATCGCCGACCGCGCGGTGGAGGGCTACAGCGTCAGCCCCGCCCACATGGACAGAGGCGACGGTCACGGTGAGCGGGACGTGGTGTACATCGGCAGATACCACTGCAACGGCACCTATAAGAGCGGCACCGGCAGCCCCAGGGCGAACATGACCCGCTCTTCGGCCCGCTCCAACATCCACAATCTCGGCTCGACCATCTGGCAGAGCGATTTTGCCATGAGGTTTACGCTCTGGCTGCTGTACATCGTCGAGTTTGCCGACTGGAACAGTCAGGCGAAAATCGGCTATGGATGCGGCAACAACAGCTCTCCGCAGTCGATGGGCTACACCGACAGTATGCCGTACCACACCGGTACGACCCAGAGCAGCCGCACCACCTATGGCTGCGGGACGCAGTACCGCAACATCGAGGGCCTGTGGGATAACGTGTTGGACTGGTGCGATGGCTGCTACAACAACGGCAACGGCCTGAACATCATCCTGAATCCCTCCGAGTTCAGCGACAGCAGCAATGGCACGGCGGTCGGCGTTCCGTCCAATGGCTGGCCGTCCGCATTCAGGGTCAAGACAAACGGCGGCTTCCCGGTGTTTATCCCCACATCCGCGTCCGGTAATGACGCAACGTACTCGTGCGATTACTGGAACTTCAGCTCGTCGTACCCGTGCCTCTACGTTGGTGGTGACTATGGCCACAGCTCCAACTGTGGTTTGTTCTACGTCAGCTACAACAGCGCGTCGTACTTTAGCGGGAGCATCGGCTGCCGCCTCCAGGAACTCCCCAACGGGGGAGTCTGAGGGGGCCGCAGCCCCCTCAGATAACCGCGCCGTAAGGCGCTGAACTTTATATGGGACTGTCTGTGCATTGCCGGTGTTTTTTGTTCTCAGGCCTCGTGCGATAACTGGAACTTCAGCTCGTCGAACCCGTGCCTCTACGTTGGTGGTAACTATAGCCACAACTCCAACTATGGTTTGTTCTACGTCAACTACAACAGCGCGTCGAACTATAACGGGAACATCGGCTGCCGCTTCCTTTTTTGATATTTCCAACCTCACATATCCTTGGCACAGACAGCCGCACACCCCACGGTGAAGATAGGCATTTTGGGAGCAGGCTAGTACACTCCGCAAGGAGCGATGGAAAGCCTGTACAGCTAAAAGGAGGGTATCCCAATGAAGAGAGCTGGAAAGCTCTTTGATACGCTAATATCAGACGATAATCTGTTGCTTGCCATTGATGAAGTCAACCGCACCCACCATTGGTGCAAGGGCCACCGCCCCAACACCTGCACGGCGTGGGTGGAAGAAACCAAAGCGGAGCGGGTGAAAGACCTGCGCCGTATGCTCATCAGTGGCTTCGAGCCGAAACCGCCCCATGTCTCCCAGCGGTGGGATACCAGCGCCCGGAAGTGGCGCACCATCAGCGAACCGGCGCAGTGGCCGGACCAGTATGTGCATCACGCCCTTATTCAGGCGCTGCAGCCGAAGATGATGCAGGGCATGGATTTTTACTGCTGCGGAAGCATCCGGGGCCGGGGAACGGAGCGGGAGAAGAAAGCGATCGAGCGCTGGCTGAAGTACGACCGCAAAGGCACGAAGTACGAGTTCTGTGGGGACATCCGGCATTTTTACGAGAGCTTGACCCCGGAAGTGGTGATGGCGAGAATGCGCCAGCTCTACAAAGACCGCCGCGTCCTTGACCTCATCGAGCGCATCATCCGCAACGGCATCCAGCTTGGAACCTACACGTCTCAGTGGCTTGCCAACGCCGTGCTGCAGCCCCTCGACCGGCTCATCCGGGAGAGCGGCTATTGCAAGCACTACGCCCGGTACATGGACAACATGACGGCATTCGGCCCCAACAAGCGAAAGCTGCGGAAGCTCCGCATCCTTGTGGAGGACTGGCTGAACGCCCACGATCTGAAGCTCAAAGGCGACTGGCAGGTGTTCCCGGTGGCAAAGCCGCAGCGCAAAGTGCCGCTGGCCATGCCCCGGCGTGGCTATGAACGCACCAAAGGCCGTCTGCCGGATGCCGTAGGCTATCGCTACGGCAGAGGGTACACCATCCCGCGCAAGCACAATCTGCTCCGAATGAAGCGGGCCATGGCAAGGTATCGCCGCCGCATCCGGCAGGGCAGGACCATCCACCCCAAGTCGGCTGCAAGCCTGCTTTCCCGGCTGGGACAGCTGCGGCACTGCAACAATTATCACTTTTATCAATGGCTGTTTCGGGGAGAGCGCATCATGCGCGACCTGAAACGCATCATCCGCAGCCAGCGGAGAAATGAGGAGATCGCATGGAATACGTATTTGGCACAAAGGGCCGCATCGAAGTCCTCAAGACCAAGGGCGACCATCACACCGGTCTGACCGGCTACCACCAGCTTGAGCGGGAGTATCCCGACCAGACCATCACCGACAGTTTCCGGGTCATCCGCAAGCTGCGCAGCGCGGAGGACGCGGAGGGGCGCTGCTATGACTGGTACGAGATCGACCGCCACTACCGGATGACCGACAAGACCGGACCCGTGGCGGAGCAGCTGGCAAAGACTGCCGCAGAGATGGAGGACGCCCTGTGCGAGCAGGATATGGAATCACAGGAGCGGCTGGCGACTATCGAGGACTCGCTGTGCGAGCTGGATGCCGCCGTCAACAAGTAAGGAGGATTTCAAAATGGACAAGATCTGGGCAAACAGGTTGGTCGCCGGCACAAAAACGTGGGCAGAGATGCCCGCAAGCCGCCGCCCCGGTGTCAAGCGGGAGCTGGCAAAACGGGCGGCCGAGGGTGAGATCACCCCGGAGCAGTACAAGGAAATCGTCGGGGAGGACTACTACAATGTGTAAGCTGCTGGAGTTGCTGGAAAAGCTGGTGCGGGTGCTTTTTGGCCCGGGGGACAAGCAGGATGCCGAAGAGGTAAAGCCCGCACCGGAGCCTCACGAACCCCCCGGGGCAGAGGCTGTAACCGGCTGGCAGGGCGACCCGCCCTATCGCTTTGTGGATGTGAGCCGGTATCAGGGCCTTATCGACTGGGCGCAGGTGGCTGCGGCGGGCTACAAGGGGGCAATGCTCAAGACGGTATCCACCAACTACAAGCTCTCCAAGCGGGCAGACGGCCTGTATATCGACCCGACCTTTGAGACCAACTACCGCAACGCCCGGGCTGCCGGACTGGACGTGGGCGTCTACTACTACACCTACGCCACCAGCGAGGCCATGGCCGATGCAGAGCTTGCCCTTCTGCGGCAGGCGCTGCGGGGCAAGGAGCTGACCCTGCCTGTGGCGGTGGACATGGAAGATGAAACGCTTGCCGTGCTGAAGCCGAACGACCTGACCAACCTCGCGGCCTACCACCTCGAGCAGATCGAGAAGATGGGGTTCTTCGCCCAGCTCTACACCTACACGAGCTACGCCAATGTCCATCTGGACATGGCTCGGCTGTCCTCTCGGTGGGACGTCTGGCTGGCGGACTACACCGGCAAGACCCCCAAGGTCGATTTTGCCTACAACGCCCACCAGCACACCAGCAAGGGCAGCGTGCCTGGCATCACGGGCAACGTAGACCTCAACGTCACCACCCTCAACTATCCGAAAATCATCCACAAGAAGGGCCTGACCCGTCTTCGGGAGGGCAAATGACCGAAAAACAAGCTTTGCTGTGGGTACTGGGCATCCTGGGAAGCCTGTGCGCTGCAGCCATCACCATCGATAAGGTGCTGGAAATCATCCACAAGTACATCAAAAAGGCGCAGGAGCCGGACAACGCGCAGAACAAGCGGCTGGATGAGCTGGACAAGCGCATCGGCACCTTGGAGCAGGGCCAGCTTCAGCACACGCAGGCCCTCGCCCGTGACTTGCGCCGCTTTGAAGAAATCGACGAGGTGAGCCGTCTGACCCTCGACGGGGTGCGCAATCTGCTGGACGCGCAGCTGTCCGGCAACAACCGCGAGGGGATGCAGAAGAGCCGCGCCGACATCGACAACTATCTGTTAAAAGGAGTGACCAATCATGGAAGCACTGGCAACTAAGCTTTTTGACCTTATCCCTGCCCCGGTGGCGGCTGTGCTGATGCTGGGCGGCTTTATTTTCTACGCCCTTGGCTGCATACGCCTTGGCTACGGTGCCGCGGTAAAGCCTCTGGTGCTTGACCTCATCGAGCGGGCCGAGCAGGAGATTCAGGGTACCAAGCGGGGCGCAGAGCGCAAGGCGTGGGTCGTCAAGATGCTCCGGGCCGCCCTGAGTACCAGCAAATACGGCAGGCTCATCAGCTGGGCCATCACTGATGAGACCATCGGTGCCGTGATTCAATTTTTCTTTGACCGGGCAAAGGCGGCGCTGCAAAAGCAGTAAGGAGGTTATTATGGCAAGCACTACATACAAGCATTTTGTTGACGCCAACAAAATGTATGCCGAACAAGAGCAATTTCGTGACATCACGAAAATGGTCTGCGCACGTCTTCGCGGCCTCACGAAAACATACCATTTTGCCGTCATTGGCACTATGGTGCGCAACGCCGGACAGCTTCCGCAGCCCTTCTGGCTCGGTGCTGCCTATGGCGGCGGCTCGTGTAGTGCTGCCCGCTGCGCTGCAAGGGCTTGACCGACAGCAGATGACCGCCGCAATCAAAAACGCACCGCTTGGGAGGGTAGACCGAAAGATAGCCTTACTGCGGTACGTTGAGCGGCTTCCGCTGCCGGACATTGCAGCACAGACCCATTACAGCCGGACGGCGATAGGCTACCGGCTGAAAGGCATTGATAAAATACTTAGATAAGGCTTGGATAAGCAAATCCCCCGGTGTTCCGTTTGGAGCATCGGGGGATTTTTTGTTTACTTGAGATATTCCCGCAGCGCCTGCAGGATAAGCTCATTTCGGTTGCACTGCTCTGCATCTATCCGAGCTGCCATCTTTTCGGCGAGCGGACCCGGGATGTAGACCGTAGCCTGCACATCCTTTGTGTCCTCACTTCCGGTGCCAAAGATGGCGTCGCGCTGCTCCTCGCCAAGGTGCTCGAGCACCCAGATTCGCGCGACCTCTTCGGAGAGCGGCACGATCTGCTCGCCGGGGGCCGTCCATCCGTCGCCGCGGCGGACGGCGTACACAGTGGCCGCGTTGCCGGTGCCGTGGATAAACCACTTGCCTGCCTTGGTGCGGTAAAGCGTCTCCTCGCAGTGGGTAAGGCCGGTGTAGTCCTGATCGGACTCCCAGTGGGCGATCTTTTTCGCGGTATCGGTGTCGTAACGAGAGCCGTTGATTATTTTGCGCATGGTATCCTCCGTGTTATCAAAGTTATCGTCGTCTGCGGTTTTGGGCGTGGGAAGCCCGGCCAGCTGCCACCCTTTATAGCTCGATGTCGGGCGTGATCTTAACCGAGTACCCCGGATAGATGTGGCAATCGCCCTAAATCCTTCCGCGATCCTTTTTGCGGCGACGTCCTCCGGGACGTCCTCGTCAAAAAACAGCAGATGATTTTTACGCGCCCAGTCCAGCAGATTGACCGCCTTGTGGGTGTTGCCGTCCGGGTCGATCAGTTGCCAGACAAGAGCCTCACGATTTTGCGGCCCTTTTTGACCTGCGGGCAACTCTAGAGCCGCCGAAGTGCCTATGGATTGCAATGTCTGCATACGTGCCTGGATCTCCGGGTCTGCTGCCCGGCGGGCCTTTGCCTCATCCGACCATGCAGCGTTGTTGATATGACCATTTTTTACCCGTAGGGCAGCGCTGCATTTTTTTGAGCAGCATTGCTGGTTTACGTCACTGGGAGAGGCATAAAAAGGCTTGCCGCAGATAGCGCAGATCTTTTTTAGTGATTTGCCTTTATGGTCGGCAGGCGCCTGATCATAGGGAGGCTGTCTGGAGGGCGTGACGGGCTGCGGGGCGAGTCCGTCTTTCCTGCGCCGTCCTCGCTGGCAGCCGCAGCTCCTTGATATTTTTAAGGAGTTGTAGGACATGATCCTGTCATTGCCGCAAAGAGCGCAATGCACGACGACCATTGTGCATTTATATCCGTTGGGCATGATCTTCGCCGGTGCCGTGCCGACGATGGAGAGATCGCCAAAAGTTTTGCCTATTAACCGGTCGGCAAGCGGCTTTTTGGGCTCTTTAGCCTTTGGCGCCTTGGGCTGCGGAGGCTCTGCAAGCGTCCACCCTTTATAAGTGTGCAGCCCGTGAGGCCTTTCCGGGTGCTTGAGCGCGTACCACAGCATCTGGACGCCCTCGGAGATCCGGGCTGCGGCGTTGTCCGGTGCGGCATCCGGGAAAAACAATTTTACATTGTCCTGGCTCCACTTTGCTAGATCATCGACCTCGTGACGCTTGCCGTCCGGGTCAATGAGCGCCCATGAGTACAACATCACATCACCTCGATGTCATAATCGACGGTGCAGCCGGGGACCACAACATTGCCGTCCTCATCGACGGTGTAGTCGATGTCGCTGTTGGTGCCGTCGGCGTAGCTCTGGGCGTAGTCGGCCAGATACTCGACGTCCTCGACCTTGTAAGCGCCCAGATCGGCGTTGTACTCGAGGCCGCCGACCTCGAAGAAGTCGTTTTCGAAGTCGATGCCGGTGCGGGTGTCGGTCATCTTGATGCTCAGGATCTTGTCACCATCATAAAACTTAGTCATTGTTGTTGTCCTCCTTATAGTTGAGTGTGTAAATTATGCCATGCAGTCACCGTAGCAGTAGGTGTGGCAGCGGGGGCAGAGGCCGCGAATGGCGGTCACGCTGGGGCGGCGAGAGGTACGAGCTGCGGTATATGCGGGACGCTCAAAGGTGCGGATAGCCTTGGTCATGACCTCGATGGTCTTGGTGGCCTTGTCGTAGCTGCCCTCGACGGTCTGGCACTTGCTATACTCTGCCTTGTACTGGCTGTAGTGCATGCGAACGATGCCGGCGGCGACCTTTTTGGCAGCGGTCTTTGCAGCGGCCCAAGCCTGCTTGAGAGCACTTGCAAAAGTGTAGCAGCTGGGAATACGGCTGTGATTGTACTTGTAAGGTGCGACCCACTTGCGGTACATTGCCCAGGCGCTGCTCATGATCTCGTGCAGATTGTAAGCTTTCATCGTTCGTTCCTCCGTTTTGTTTGGGTGTTCCTCTTGACACTCTTATTATAGCATAAATAATTTATTTTATCAACAGTAAATTTGAGAAAATAAATTATTTATGCTATATTTTTTTGTCCTTCGTTGTACCTTCGTTGTCTCTCCCGCCGGGCGGCTCTGCTACACTGGGCGCAAAGGAGGCAAGCGCCAATGTGGAACAAGTTCAGCCCCAACCCCCACGGGAGCAGCGTTGGAGATTGCGCCGTGCGCGCGGTAGCAGCAGCCACTGGGCAGAGCTGGGAGCAGGCCTACATTGGATTGGCGCTGACCGGCTTTGCTCTCGGCGATATGCCCAGCGCCAACCGCACATGGGGCGCATACCTCCAAAAGCACGGATTCAAGCGCCGCCTTGTCGAGGCGGACTGCACCACCTGTTACACCGTGGCAGATTTTGCCCGGGAGTACCCGCGCGGGATCTACGTTTTGGGCTGCTCTGGCCACGTTCTGGCTGTGATCGACGGCGCGTGGTGGGACAGCTGGGATAGCGGCGCAGAATGCCCGATCTACTACTGGTACAAGGAGGACTAAACGATGCCGTACAATCCATATGGCTATCAAATGCCAAACTACTACGGGCAGCCTATGCCTGACCAGCTCACGCAGCTGCGGCAGAATGCCGGGTATCAGCCGCCCATGATGAGCCAACCGACAGGGCAAAGCTCCCCAGCCACGCCTCCGATCATCTGGGTGCAGGGCGAAGAGGGCGCAAAAGCCTATATGGTCGCCGCCGGGAACAGCGTGCTCTTAATGGACAGCGAGAACAGCGCCTTTTACATCAAGAGCACGGACGCAAGCGGAATGCCGCTGCCGCTCAGGGCCTTTGATTACAAGGAGCGCACCACGGCGGCTAAGATGCCCGCTCAGGCCGTCCAACAGCCCGGCGGGGAGTTTGTCACCAGGGCAGAGTTTGACGCCCTGGCAGCCCGCTGTGCAGCGCTGGAAAAGCAGGAGCCCACAAAAACCGAAACGGAGGTCAAGTGATCATGGCAAATCCTCTTTTTAATGCACTGGGCGGCGGCAAAGCATCTTCCACGGCCGGCCCTATGGGCCAGTTCGGCCAGATGATGCAGCAGTTCCAGCAGTTCAAGGCTAATTTTCAGGGCGATCCAAAGCAGGAGGTGCAAAAGCTTCTGCAATCCGGGCGGATGAGCCAAGACCAGCTCAACCAGCTTCAGGCAATGGCTCAGCAGTTCCAGCAGTTTTTACACTAAGTCGTAACCGTGGCCACGGTCGAGATACACTTTTTATCAAAAATTTCGAAAGGAGTACAAAATGTCTCTTTCTTCTGACAACATCGGCTTGACTATGCCGGTGCAGCCCGCCAATACCAACAACGGCAACGGCTTTGGCTTTGGCGGCGATGGTTCGTGGTGGATCATCGTGCTCTTCCTTTTCATCTTCTGCGGCTGGGGCGGTAACTGGGGCGGCAATCGCGCCGGTGCCGGCGCCGGCGTCGTGGATGGCTACATCCTGACCAGCGACTTCGCCAACATCGAACGCAAGATCGATGGCGTAAACAACGGTATGTGTGACGGTTTCTACCAGCAGGCACAGCTCATCAACGGCGTCCAGCAGACCGTGAGTAACGGCTTCATGTCCGCCGAAATCAGCCGTGCAAATCAGCAGGCCGCTTTCATGCAGCAGCTGTTTGCTATGCAGATGCAGGCACAGGATTGCTGCTGCGAGACCCGGTCTGCTATCCAGGGCGTCAACTACAATCTGGCTACCCAGTCCTGCGAGACCCGGAACACCGTGCAGAACGCGACCCGGGACATCGTAGACAACCAGAACCAGAACGCCCGGGCTATCCTGGACGCTCTCACAGCTCAGCGCATCGAGGCAAAGGACGCCAAGATCGCGGAGCAGAGCCAGCAGCTCTTTGCGGCTCAGCTTGCAGCTTCCCAGGCGGCGCAGAATGAGACCCTCAAGGCATACATGAGCGGTCAGCTGGCCTACTACAACCCTCGTCCCGTTCCTGCCTTCCCGGTTCCTGCGCCGTACCAGTACGGTAATTGTGGCACCGGATGCGGCTGTAACGGCTGCGCATAACCAAATAAAGGCAGCTGACTACAATTTGTAGCCTGTTCAGCCCCTGAGCTGATTTTGCAAACCAGAGCG